CTCGGGGTGTCAATCTAAGCCATGTCGGCATTATGCCGATGGTCCATGGCTTAACTTTCGCAAGGAGCTAACGTGACGTATATTGCTTCGCAATACACGATCCCCCTAAGTACGACTAACCTGATAACAGGCGTCGTGTCTCAAAGGGGTCTTGGGCTAACTCGGACGATTTCTCTATCCGATAACCCCAGCACGTCGAGAGCAAGGCCGAAACCAGCCGAGCTCATTTGGAAGGGAACTGCATACTCAAAATCTGAGTCTCACTCGCACTTCGAAACATTTGTGCGTCGTAACGTCAAGACATCCAAAGGGTACATGTATCACTACGTGGACTCCTCGAAAGTAGTTCTTGACGCAAATGCGGTATATCCTTCTGCTCCGAAACTCCCGAACTCGTCGTTTTATAATGAGCTCCGCACCGACGTGATGAACGTCGCGAATGCGTTGGGGGAGTATAAGCAAACAGCTGGGATGTTTTCCAGCTATGCCCGTGCGGTGTATAACTCGTACCGCATGATGCGAAAGGGTAATTACTACGGTGCAATGCAGTATCTCGGCCTCGCAAGAGGAAGGGAATTGCAGATGACAGCTGCACCAGCGAACGCCTGGCTTGGGTGGAAGTATGGAGTGTCGCCATTAATGAGCGACCTTTATGCAAGTTACACAGAGCTCAAAAAGCAATGTGAGAAACCCCTTATCCGATGCGTTCGTAAGTCTAAAACAGCATACCTCAACGAGACTCGAGAAATCAGTCCGGAGAGATTCAAAACTATTGATGCTTACTACAGGATCCAAAAGATCATGTATGTGGAGATTGATAGTGCTGGTTTAGCATGGGCCAGTGACCACGGTCTAACAAACCCGTTGTCTTTAATCTGGGAACTTACGCCTTACAGCTTCGTTGTTGATTGGTTTATCGACATTGGATCGTTCTTGCAGTCGCTTGATTTACCGGCGATCGTGAAGCGGTCCGTTGTCTACACAACCGTAAAACAGCGCTCGCTTATCTATGGGATAACCCATGGACAGGCAGGCCACGGTGGCGACACTTTGGTTCTTAAGCAGGCGAAATGCTTCGGCCGTCACCGCAAAACTTCGCGGTCCGTCGGCACTATCGGGATTGAACTCCCGCAGTTTGCACCAGCCTTAGGAGCGTCGAGGATAACCTCGGCTTTGTCACTCCTCGCTCAGTTGAAGACTAAATAACCTCACTTTCTTAGAAAAGGATCCCAATCATGGGACAAGCAGCTAACGTCGTATTGCACGACGGCGCCGGTACTCCGGTTGCAGTAACATTTACGCCTGTGAAGGCGTCCCCTGAGCTCTCTGTCTGGAAAGATCGTCGCCTGGCCAAATTTGCATACTGGCCGGAAGTGACTATCAGCACCGAGCTTCCCACTACGAAACGTAACACGACTCGAGCTCAACTCCGTGTTGCAGTTCCGGTGGTTGATGCTGTTACGGGACTCGTGACGGATACCATTCGTGGGTCCGTTGACTTTATCGTCCCGCAAACCGCCGCCGCATCGGACGTCAATAACGCTTACGCGTGGTTGACTAACGGTTTGGCGAACGCATTGCTGAAATCGGCAATGCGTGATTGTGACCCGATTATCGGGTAGCCAACCTTTGGAGCGCACATGAGCAGCCTTAAGCTGAATGGTCCTGAGGACCAGACTCGGGCCGGTCGAGAGACCGTGCTTAGACAGCCCCGTAAAGGGCAGTCGGCCTGCGATGAGCAGGTTTTTCGCACGGAAGTTGCAACGTTTAAACACTTGTGTAGGGCTATTGATACACCCTATGCTCGTCGGTTGCACGCTTTCGCATGTAGTGGGGATTGGATGGCAGTAGTGATGGCAGATCCGCCGAATGTTGAAGATTCGACGTTCGCGGACGACTACTTGATCTACTCTGTGATGCGGAAAAACCCGCGGTTACCAATTAAGGTCGACCGTAGGGAAGCTGCAAAAGCAGTCTTCTATCAAATGGAGAGCCTGTGCTGTCAGACGAACCAGCTTATTGACTCTATCTGGGCGGGCGAATGTAACTATGCCCTACCCCCTGAGGTGATTCACGGTGCACGCAAGTTTATAGCGCGCGTCTTAGGTCCTTTAGGTAAGAAACAACTTGAGTTAATTGGTTCGAGCATGCGTTACGGTCCTGGTGCTAGTTATCACTGCACCTCGGCTCGTCTATGCATATCCAAAAAGATCGAAGCGAAGCAAGGCTTCACTCCCCGGTTGGCACCTTTCCTAACTGCGCTCTATGATGAATTACTGTCTGGAGCTAGCGGCGGTTTTACCGCCGTGCAGGGTGGGAAGGCTGCCTTCGTTCCCAAGACCGCCCTTATTGACCGATTTATTGTCACGGAACCCGCTGTTAATTCGCGCGGGCAACTTGGCATCGGTGCCTATTTAAAAACTAGGCTGGCGCGGTTTGGTCTTGATCTTACCATCCAGGCCGATCGGAATAGGAAACTTGCGGCAGTTGCGCAGAAAGATGGTCTTGCGACCATCGATCTTTCGTCAGCCAGCGACACTGTGTCGTTGAATCTGGTGCGTGATTTGCTGCCGTCCGATTGGTGTGAGCTTTTGGAGCTCTTTAGGAGCCCGAAGGTTCGGTTGGATGGTAGGTGGATAGAGCTGGAGAAATTCAGCTCGATGGGCAACGGTTATACCTTTGAGCTTGAGTCCCTAATTTTCTGGGCTCTCGCACGACAGTACGACCCGCGCGCCGTCACGTTCGGTGATGACATAATCGTCACCCAGAACGCGGCTCCACTTGTGATCAGAACGTTGAACGTGCTCGGATTCAACGTGAACGAGAAGAAGACGTATATGGCAGGTGTCTTCTTCGAGAGCTGCGGCTCTGACTACTGGCATGGCCAAAACGTGCGCCCTTTTTATTTCAAGGCGAACTATCATGACCATCCGTCAGCTATTATCCGCATGGCTAACGCTATCAGGCGTTACGCTGCTCGTCGTCACACTGGTATTTTGTGTGATATGCGCTTTCACCCTGTTTGGTTACGTCTTTTACGAAGGTGTAGCTATGCACGCCAGACTTTTGTCCCTGAACTACATGGGGATGACGGTCTGTTGATGGCGTTTGACGAGGCTTGTCCTGATGTATTACGACATGGACACCAAGGTTTCAAGGCCGTAGTTTGGCGCGGTTCACCATTAAAGGTGGATTGCACCGAGCGATGGTCTGGTGTTGTTGCCTCGATAATGGGCTACGCAGATCCGTTAAGGAAGCTGCTACGCCCGTATCGAGCTGATCCGAAATTGACTCACTCAGGTACTTCACAAGTGCTTCGGGGGGAAGTTTCGGCCAGTCGTATACGAGACATGCCAGTGTTTCAATGGCATGACCCGGGGCTCTGGTTAAACTAGAGCTTTAGGCCCGCAGGAAGCGGGTGGGGGATATAATCCTTAATACGGAATAAGC